CCACTTTATCGCGATGCTTAGGGTGAATGGGAACATAATAAATTGGAACTTCTATGTGTTTGGTCTGTCCAAACTTAGCAAAGGTACCTCGCTGGATGCTGTCTATATCCGTGGCTACCTCCCCCAGCCTGTACCGGAGCAATGGGGCCACATTATCGTTAGCCACAATCCAAATAGAAGTACACCCAGCATGAAGGCACTCATAAACAGTGGCCTCTAGGGCAGTATAGTTGGGACCCACCGGGATCAGAGAGGCATCCCACTCCATTCCAAACTCTGTGTCCATCCCAGCCACTGGGATGATCGCCGGCATGTTCAGTTTACTCATGTAGAACTATCTTGTGATGTAGTTCTTCCACTGGTTTAAGATGGAAGGTGTTCTTTACAGAGTGGCGAAATGAGTGCTGGATCTTCAGGTTGCGCCCGTCTGGTTGTTTGATGTTGTACTCTTTTAGCTTACGCTCTAAAAACAATCGAACCATGGTCTCTGAACTATCAAAACTCTTAATCTCCTCCCACGTAATAAGGCTTTTTACAACAATATCCTTAAAATCGCCTGCAGTGTTTCTATCTATGCGGTTTGATGTCACAAATTCAACTAACTTAACAAAACTATCCTTTGGTTTAAGGACAATGTCTCGGCCTAAACGTGATCCCGCCGTAATATCAAACATATCGTGCACCAAATAGTCCTTGATAACCTCCTCAACTCCCAAATTGCCACAGTTATCTAAATCAAAAATATGTAGCTTCTTAAAGTCTATCAGAACTTTGGTATTACCTTGAGTAACAACCTTAAGGCGCCCCTCATCCAACCCAATCGTCTGAACGTCAAAAGGAATGGGGAGCAGCGACCTCATCCCGAGATCAAAGATGCCCTCGTACCATTTGCTTTTGATGTCCTGATATCCAACGAAGTGATGGAACGGGCGCTGGTCGCTATTCACAATCAAGTGATAGCCGTGCTCTCGCGCAAACGAAACCGCCTCCTCTCGCCACCCAAGGACTACGTTGTCGAAGGTGTATTCAAGAGGAGGCAGTTTCATCATAGTGCTAGTATAGCACCGATGTTTGGTTAGGTCAAGGGTTTTCCGACAAAATACCGATTACGTGGTTTTCCTTGATGACCGGCGAAGTACTACCACTTCGGGGGAACCCACAGGGGGAGGGGCCTTTTTAAGCTTCTTTACTTTTGGGGGCTTAGATGCCTTCGGAGGGAGCAGTTTTGCTTTTTCTTTTTTCTTGGCTGATTGTGGTGGCTTCTGCTTGATGTTACTTATTTTATTTTCGGACAATAGGCGCCCTGTTAATGATTCAACGCACACCCTACAAACACGCAAAGTCCTCTTTTTTCTCTCCTTTTGGTCTTTTGTCCGACGATAGGTGGAACAAGAAAGGTATTCTGTTAGTTTGTTTTTTCTCATGCACAAAGAGCATTTTTTTCTGTACCAAACAGATTCCTTGCCCAATTCTTGTGAGGGCACCACTTCATGAAAGGCTTTATGGCAGCTCTCACATAAAATAACTAAATCTCTAAATATCTTTTCAGACCCCAGAGCACTATAGTTATTATGATGAACCTGTATTTTCTTATTGCTGCCGCATAGCTCACAGACTTTTCCCAAGCACCAGTAAGCCTGTATCCTTTTTTTCAGCCACGCTGATGAGTTAATATACGCGCCATAATTCGGCTTGGGTATTACTTTTTTCTTTTTCTTACCCACTTATATCACTCTTCCGATAAGATACCTATCACATGGTTTTCTTTAATGACTGTGAAGGTCTCGCCGTTGTGCTGGATGTCACGGAGCATGTGTGCTTCCACAACAATCTGCAATCCGGCGCCCCATAGGGTTCCGTTTTCGCCCGAGCAGTTGACTACCTCAACCACGGCAAATGGGCTCTCTACTGCGCGGTAATCCTGGGGCAATAGGATACCGCTATCTTCTGTGTCTGTATCCTCGACCGTCTGAACGACGAGGTAGTTGTTTACTGGTGTAAGTGTCATTTGTTTTCCTTTCTAACTAAATGATGATCCGCAACCACACGTTGTGTTGGCGCGTGGATTGCTAAAAACAAACCCCTGTTGCTGGAGGCTAATAGTATAATCCACGGTAGTCTCCTTCAGGATATCCGCACTATAGGGGTCAATATACACCTTAACTCCGGGAATGTCAAGCAAAATATCCTCTTCATCCGTATCCGTTTCTACACTTAGGGAATATGACATGCCCGAGCATCCGCCGCCGCGGACGGCGATGCGGACTATTTCTTCTGGTTGAAGAGCTTTAATTAACTCATTAACGGCGTTGGGGGTAAGTCGTATCATTTACTTAACTAGCCGCATTTTGCAAAACCGCAGTTCTTACAGGTCACGCACCCTTCCACATATATTAACCCTTCGGTCTGACATTCGCCACAAGTCTTTTCTGTGGCTGTCTGCCCATCTGGAATATAGTTCTTTAAGATCCGAGCAATACATTTAGCAAAGCTAAACATATCAGAGTCTCGATCCTTCTGTAGTTGTTCCACCACATACTGAATATTGGCGCCGTGTCGCAGACCTAGTGAGATCATGCGAGTAAAACCGCTCTGATTGGGGTTATCAAAAACCTTTACCAGGTCCTTTACTATAACTGTGTCGCCGTTTGTGCCAATATGCAAATCATAAATAGAATTCATGGTTTTTCGAGGGTGCTTAATTAGGGTTCCCTGCGCTTTGTCACGCGGGATTTCAATATATTGAGCTAGTCCTCCCATAACCTCATATGGGCGACCCTCCATTAGTCCCACCATGACAACCCATTTTTCGCCTTGGATGGTGGTATGGTGAATGTTACAGGGCAACTCCCTAGGGCGCTTCGGTGCTGTATTTTGCGGAAATTCCTTATCTGTGGGAGTATCACTTACCAGGACGCCCGATCGGGAGCCTTCAACATAAACTGTAATTCCCTTAAGTCCCTGGCGCCACCCTTCCATATATAGTTCCCCGACTAGTGCGGGATCAGTGCCCTTGGGTAGGTTGATGGTAGAGCTGATGCTATGATCGATACTTTGTTGGATAATAGACTGGACTGCAACCCTCTTTTGCCAGTCTATAGTATCAGACTCGACGAAGAAGCCCGGGAGGCCACCGGGGTCTTTAAAAGGATGCGCATCGAGCCACGCTTGAGCGTTGTGGTGAAATACTTGATATTCGAGCCACCGGTCCCCTAGGTCATCAATATGGTCAGCTTCTACATCCTGCTCGTCATGCGATAGCTTGCGGCGGCGAATGTAGGAGTTTCTAAATACGGGCTCTAATCCGGAGGATGTCTGTGACATAATGGAAACAGACCCCGTTGGGGCATTTGTTAAAATGGAAATGTTTCTACGTCCATGCTGCGCAATCAGTTTCTTAAGCTTCTCGGGTAATCTCTGTATAAACTCATTGCTTTCCTCTACGCTCCAGTCAAAGGCTGGGAAAACGCCCCGTTCCTGCGCCAGATAGACACTCTCTTCATACGCGGCGTCCCTTAAGGTACGATAGATTTTCTCAATGATTATAAGTGCTTCGTCACTATCATAAGCCAAATTTAAACATGCCAGGGCGTCCGCCAGACCGTGAGTGCCTAGACCAGTACGACGACCGAGCCTAGCGGCATCATATAGCTTGCTCCATAAGCTTCTTTCGTCATCGGTGTCAGCCACCTGTCGAATATTTTCTAGCTTCTCTAGTTCTAGTTCCACGAGGTCATCGGACAGGCGCATCCCAATCGAAGCGATTTGCTTAAGCTTAGAAAAGTCAAAGTCTGCATTTTTTTCAAAAGAATTTTTCACGAGACTTTTCAAATTGAGAGAAATTAATCTACAGGAATCATAGGCTGAAAGTGGGATCTCTCCGCACGGGTTAGTAGTGACGGTCCGAAAGGCTGCATATTCATGAGCGGGGAGGTTACGGGTAATATTATCCCACATCAGCAGCCCCGGCTCAGCTGTGGCAGTAGCCGACTCTACTATAGTTGCCCACAAAGTACGAGCATCTATGTGGTTTACATATTCGGGAGTGTCTGTGTCCACCGGAAACTGTAGCTCAAATGTGTCTCCACTCTCAACAGCTTCCATAAAGCTGTCGCTAATCTTAACCGACACATTGGCTCCAGTGACTTTGGTAAGATCGTGTTTCATGGTTACGAACTTTTCAATATCTGGATGGCGGATATCCATTGAGATCATCAAAGCACCTCGCCTCCCGTTCTGTCCAATCATCCTACATACGTATGAATAGAAATCAGCAAAACTCCAAGCCCCAGTAGTAGTCCGAGCAGAGTTGTTAACGACAGCATCCTCGGGACGCAGAGAAGAAATATCAAGCCCAACACCACAGCGACGTTTAAACAAGTTAGCAAGGTCTTTGCCAGCATCCACAATGGACGAAACACTATCCTCTGGACTATCGACAACCACACAGTTTGATAAAGATACATTAACATAATCATTTCCTATTCCCATCATCGGCGAGCCTTGCGGCACGATGTATTTAAAGTCCTTAAGGTAGGAATAGATCTCGCTCTCTGTAAGGTGATTGGACTTGCGGGTGATGAACTTATCTTCCATCCGCGCGAACTCTTTAGCAATACGCTTATGCATATCGTCCGGTGTCTTCTCTACAAAGCTCCCCTTCTTATCTCGCAGACAATACTTCGTCATAAAAACGTTGGTTGCTAGCTCGTCGCCATTAAAATATTCTAGCGTGGCTTCCTTAACTTGTTCCTGGCTGTACATACTCATCCTCCGTTATTCTTTTTAAACTTCTTATACTTCTCAACTAAATTCTCTTTTTGCTTCTTAACACTTACCTCGACCACTTCATCTTCTTCTGATGGCTCAAGAACTTTGATACATACATTAGCAGTGTCCATAAAAAGGGGAAACACGAGCCCGTCAGGTCCGTTGCGGTTCTTAGCGACGAAAAGTCTGCCCGAGTTGGCTACCTTGTCATCAATTGTACGTGAAATAGTAAAGATAAAATCCGCGATGAAACATTTGTTGAATGCTTCAGAAATGGATTCCATTGTAATGACTTCTGCGTTAAGACCAGACCGATTCGTCTGGGATGCTGTCCACACTGGCGCCTCATACTCTGCCGCGATACCTCGCAGCTCTTCATAAATAGATTCGAGTTCGTTCCTTTTCTCTTTTAGATAACGAACTGGGCGCAACAAATCTCCATAGTCTACAATGATCATATCGATATCTATACTGCGCATCCGCAGCTTTTCTAAATGATTCCGTATAGTTTGGGTGCTGGCTGTCTTGGTTGGATATTCCTTCACAATAAGGCGCCCATTAATATCTTGAACCTCTTCATAAATTTGTTCTTTGAAAGAGGACAGATTCTGAAGCGGGATCTTAGTCAGGCACGAGTCATAACGAGATGCCACAACGGTGTCCTGCAATTCTAGGGTGTAGTGTACTACTGTTTTACCTTCAAGCAATGCTTGAACGCCCAGGTGCACCAAAGCCATAGACTTGCCAGCACCAGTAGGGGCAATAACAACACCCAACTCTTTTTGTCCCAAACCTCCCTTACAAATATCGTCAATAAGTTCCCACCCAGTGCTGACCGGGTTGCGGAAGCGTGGCTTAAACCTCTCTTCGAAATCCTTCTTGTAATCATAGCCCTCGTCGTTGTCCATCCCTAGTTTAAGTGAATCATTTATCACTTGAGAGATCTCGTCGAAGGACGAGTTCTGAAGGAGTCCTATAGACTTCACCATCGCCGACTTAAGGTTCTGCTTTTTACAGAAGTCGAGCGCGGTGTCCTTAATGTATTCTATGTCTGTCACAGCATTGACTTGACTCCTCACATAGTACTCTCGCACCTGCTTTGAAGTCAGTTCGTTCTCATTATCCAGCTCAGACCTAAGAATAGTCTTCATGATATCCCGAGAAGGGTGAACCTCATACTTCTTACGGTAATCAAATACTTTATTTAAGAAGCACTTAAGATAATTCAACTCCAGAAAGTTTACATCCAACACCTCCTCAATCTGATCCGCAAAAGCGCGGTCATCAAGTATGACCATGCATAGCTTTTCTTGAAATGACTTCCCATATTTTGAGAAGCTCATTGGCTCGCCGTTTAATTTCATTGCTGTCCCCATTGCCTTATGATACTACTTCTGCAGCGCTTTGTCAAGGCAAATACGGTTCATTGTCGCATGAAGATCGTCCCAGTTGAATACCCCGAAGCCGTCCTGGTTCATCATGCGGATAATCTCCGTCTTATTGTAGTCGTATTCAAAGTTATCGAGAGCATAGTGTACCTTATCTCGACACTGTAATGAGAGGGCCGGGTCATATAATTGCATGAGTTTATAGTTCTCTATAATTACATCTCTGTACTCTAAAACGTTCGTGAAAAACTTTGCTTTTGACTCGGTCTTGAGGCAGCAATCAAAAATCTCCTGCAATGTCACATCCTTATCCTCTTTGAGGAATTTAAAGTTTTTTGAAATACTTTTAAGGCCAGCGCGGGGAACCCCCTTGAGGTTGTCCGAGGGGTCGCCAGCGATGGCGCGAGCCATTGCAAAGTTTCGTGGATGAATATCAAAATCCTCCACAATATTAACCTGAGTATGCACCTTC